ATAACTGCATACCTGGTTCTAAATGTATAATAAGAAGTGTGTCCCAATAATTCTTTTTTAAGAAACTCACACTGTTTATATAAATCTAATGGTGATTTAGTAACAGGAGATCCAGTAAGTATTCTTCTATAAGAAGCGTGTTCAGCAAGAGAACATATATGTTTAGTACGTTTTGCATCTGGGTTTTTTATAGTAGTAGATTCATCTATAGCCATCATAGTTCTATGACATCTTAGAAATTTAGCTGCAAAGCTAACACCTTTTGCAGTAGAAAAGGCTTCTACATTCATCATAAGAATATGTAAATCTTCACCTGGTTTAAATAATGAGTCTAGTTCTAATTGTTGTTTTTTATTAGGTAAAGGATTCCACAACACAGAAGTTTTTTCAATGTGGTCTGGTAAGTGTGTAGGTATTTCTCCTTCATACCAGTTTTTATAAACACCTTTAGGTGCAACAATTAATACACCATTAATTTTTCCTGCATCATATAACATTGCAATGTTATCGATTAATACTTTTGATTTACCTGTACCCATTTCCATAAAATATGCAAAGTACGGTTTATCCCATGAAAGCTCTAATGCTTTTATTTGATGCGCATAAGGCTTAGTCTTAAACTTATAGTTTTTTATTTTCATTTTATTTTCTTCTTTCTAGTTGACATCTTCTATAGAACATCCTATATAGATTGTCAATGACAGAAAGCAAAAAAATAGTATACGTAATTCAAGAGTTGCCAGGTACAAAAGCATGTGCTCCTAAAATTAATATTATGAGTGCGAGAAAGTATGGTGAGTTTAAATTTTTACTTCCAGAATTTTCGCAAATAATATTTTCACCAGGACCATTAATTTTTAAACTTAGAAACTTGCTTAAGGATTATACTCCAGAAGATTATTTATTACTTACAGGAGATCCCGCAATTATAGGTGTAGCTTGTTCTATTGTTTCTGACATGACTAACGGAAAATACAATTTATTAAAATGGGACAAGCAAGATAGAATGTATTATCCAATTGCAATTAACTTACACGAGAAAGGAAAAGCACACGATGAGTAATATAAATTTTGAGGAAGATCAAAGAGAAGATTTAGACTCAGTAAATGAAGCCGGCAGTTTAGCCGAGCAAGTTGTAAAACTACAGAAGTTAGAGGAAGAACTTTTGGCTAAAGAAGTAGAAACAAAAGAATTAAAAAGAAAAGTAGATTTAGTTTCTTCAGAGGTCATACCGACCATGATGCAAGAAATGAATATATCTACATTAAAATTAGCAGACGGGACTTCGGTTGAAGTTAAACCTGTCTACGGTGCATCTATACCTGCAGATAAAAAGGAAGATGCATATACATGGCTTCGTGAGAACGGACTGGGTGACCTTATCAAGAATGAGGTAACCGTTGCTTTTGGTCGTTCCGAAGATAACAAGGCACAGCAATATGCTGTCCTTGCGCAAGGTCAAGGGTATGAACCTGTCCAGAAATTAAAGGTTGAGCCCATGACACTTAAAGCATTGGTCAGAGAGCGTATCGAAAATGGACTCGATATGCCTTCTGATCTATTTAACCTGTTCACGAGCAACAGAACAAAAATAACAAGGAACAAATAACAATGAACAAGGAACAAGGAAAAATGAACGAAGTAACACAAAAAACAAATGCAGGTCTTCCAGCAGAAAGTATGTTTGAAGATGATGCATCACAAGGTCTAGGCGATATAAGTCAACAAGACTTAGCCTTACCTTTTCTTAAAGTTCTTGCACAATTATCACCTGAAGTAAATAAGAGGGATGGTAAATATGTGGAAGGAGCAGAACCTGGAATGATTTACAATTCAGTTACTGGAGATTTATACGATGGCGAAAAAGGAATAGATGTTATTCCTGCTTTCTATAAATTAGAGTACTTGGAGTGGAAAGATAGAGGGGAAGGTTTAGGTGCACCAGTAATGGTACATGATTCTTCTTCTGATATCATGTCAACTACAAAACCAGATGCTAACTATAAAGATAGATTACCTAACGGTAATTATATTGACAAGACTGCATCACACTTTGTAATCATCTTAGGTGATAGTCCACAAACAGCTTTGATTTCTATGAAATCTACTCAATTAAAAATTAGTAGAAAATGGAATACAATGATGTCTGGTATCAAACTAAAAGGTAAAAACGGTTTATATACACCGGCATCTTTTAGCCACATTTACAAACTAAAGACTACTCAATTGTCTAATGATAAGGGCACTTGGTTTGGTTGGGAAGTTAGTAAAGTAGGTCCTATAACTGACGCAAGTACGTATCAACAAGCTAAATCGTTTTCTGAAAGCATCTCTAAAGGTGCTGTGAAAGCTAAGCATGGTGAGCCAAAACCCGCGGAAAGTAAAAGCATTATATAATCCCTTAGGGGTATGTGCACAGTGCGGACCGTTTGGGAGACTAAGTGGTCCGCATAGACAGGATAACTATGAGCGAAAAGTATATAAAATTTTTTGATGGTTTTAGGAAAGCTTACGGAACAGCTGAACTTAAAAATGCAGAACGTGACCCAGATAGTGGTAAATTAAAATTACCTAATGGTGCATATGGATGGACACACCAAGAACTTACTGACGAGATTTATGAGAAACATTTAAATGGAACTTTATCTATAGGTGTACAAGCATGTACAGAAAATTCACAAGCAAGGTTTGGTGTTATAGATATTGATCCTAAAAGTTATGATAATTTTGATAAAAAACTTATTATAGATAAAATTCAAGAATACAAATTACCACTGATACCTGTACTTTCTAAAAGCGGAGGAATGCATCTATATTTATTTATGGATTCTTTTGTACTGGCCACTAAGATTGTATCATTTTTAAGTAACCTACTTCCAATATTTAAATTACCACCTAATTGTGAGATATTTCCTAAACAAACACAACTAACAAAAGATCCGGAATCGGGGAAAACAAACGTGGGTCAATTTATAAACTTACCTTACTTTAAAAAGTCAGAGAGGTTAGCAATAAACCTAGATGGTAAACCTTTTACTTTTGATGAATTCATCGCAGTAATAGAAAGTAATACAGTCAATGAAAACGGTTTAAAAGAAATAACAGAAAGCATAGAAAAAAAAGATTTAGAAGGTGTTGACGATGAATTTACTGAAGGACCTCCTTGTCTAGCGCATCTTAGCAAGATAATGAAGAATCCAGGCTTTGATGGCAAAGACAGATTTATGTATAATTATCATGTGTTTGTGAAGATGAAGTATCCAGATGATTGGCAACAAAGAGTGATGAATGCACCAGTTAAATATTTTGAACCCGTACATGCAAATGCATGGGAAGCAAAAACTGTGACTGCTAAAGTTAGATCATGGACTAAGTCTGAAAAAGGATATACCTGTACTCAAAGTCCTTTAAGTGATTATTGCAAAAAAGGAATATGTGTAAAAAAACAATATGGAATTTTAGCAGGGTCTAAAGGATCTTATCCTGTACTAACTAATTTAAGAAAAATAGATATTGAACCAGAACCAGAATATGAATTTGATGTAACTAAACCAGATGGTATTGGTAAAGCTACTGTGTATTGTAAAAGTATTGAGCATCTTACGGATCAACGTAAACGTAGAAACTCTATAGCAAGAGCTGCTGGTTTTCCTCCACCAATAATAAAAGCACCAGAAGATCAAACTATTTTAGAATCTCTTTTCAGTACACAGACAATAGTAAATCCACCTATTGGTACTTCCCCTAAAGAAAAATTACATGATGTATTACATGCAAAAATTAATGGACCCAAAGCTATGAACGATGCAGCATTTAAATCAGGGACTGTATTAATAGAAGATGGGTTTGCATATTTTAAATTTGATAAGTTTTACGATAAACTTAAAGCTAAGAATTGGAAACATAGCGAAGATAAAACCGGTGTTATGATGAAAAATAACTATCAGGAATGTGGGTTAGAATTTATAGAACAAAAAAGATTCCCAACAAAAGAAAAAGGTAAGTACAATACACCGACAAAGAATGTAGTTTCAGTTAGTATCAAAGAGTTTGAAGATGTAAAAATTAATCACACAAAAATCAAACACAAAACGGATATAATGTAATGATACAGACATCTTTTTTTGAAGAGGAAGAAGAAATATTTATAGACCCAAATGGTCTAAACCCTGTGAAAATGGAAGATCTTATAAAAGATAAAAATATTCCAAAAGATAAATTTTTAATTTACCCTTCTGGGGGTTATCATCCTTTTTATGGGGTACCTAATACTTTTCCTATATACCAAGAAAAAATATGGCCTTATATAAAAACAATTAACAAAATTAAAACGGGTAGGCCCAATAAATTTATTGGACAAATGACTTGTGATTTTGGTACGACAGGTTATCCAAGAGTAAATTTTTCAGGAGCTGGCGAAAAGTATGTGGGTTGGGATCAAAAAATTCACAGATTGATAGCGCAAGCTTTTATTCCTAATCCAAAAAACCATCCTGTTGTTATGCACCGCAATGACGATCATACTAATTACCTTATAAGTAATTTAAAATGGGGTACTTATAGTGAAAATAATACAGGTAAGGTAGGTAAAAGACCAGATACCAATGAAGATAAATATAAAAATATGTTGCTTAAAGGAATTGTAAAAGGATGAGTACTAGAAAAATATACGGGCCTCCGGGAACAGGAAAAACAACTAGACTAGTTAATTATGTACGTACTCTAGTTAGGTTTGGTACACCGATAGATAAAATTGGTTACTTTGCATTTACAAAAAAAGCTGCAGAGGAAGCTGTTAACAGAACTTTAGATCTTTACCCAAAGTATAATAAGAAAGATTTAAAATATTTTAGAACTTTGCATTCACTAGCTTTTACTTTGTTGGGTATGAAGAAAAGTAACGTTATGCAAGAGGAACATTACGAAGATATAGGTAGGAAGTTGGGTATAGAGGTTACAGTTTATTCTAATGGAGAAGATAAGACAGGATTTGTAGACTCAGACAGTGAATATTTTAACATAATAAATGCAGCAAGAATTAAAAATTTAACTATTGAAGAAGAGTACAACACGGACATGTATTCTGAAGACATAGACAAACACCTATTACAAATTTTAAAAGATGAAGTAGATAATTACAAGTACTCGTATGGCCTGGTAGATTTTACAGATATGATTGAAAGATTTAATGTGTCCGAATTGTGTCCAAAATATGACGTAGTATTTATCGATGAAGCACAGGATTTGTCACCAATACAGTGGAAAATGTACGATATACTTAAGAAAAACTCTAAACATATTATCTTAGCCGGTGATGATGATCAAGCAATTTATGGATGGGCCGGTGCAGATGTTGCAAGGTTTCAAGGTGAGCCTGCAAAAGACATAGTCTTGCCACAATCATATAGAGTACCCGGTGCGGTGCAGGAAATAGCAAACTGTATTTTAAATAGAATACCAGACCACAGAAGAATTAAAAAAAATTGGAAAGCAAGAAAAGATATACTACTCCCAGTAATACAACGAGTTACTTCAATAGAAGATGTACCATTAAACTTAGGTGACTGGTTAATACTTGCACGAACAAATGATAAACTAACTAAAATACAATCTATATTAAAAGATATGGGAATATATTTTGAAATAAAAGGTAGAAAAAGTTACAGGACTAGACTGTATAAGTCAATACAAGATTACACACGTTGGACAACTGGTGACATGTTATCATTATCTGAATGTAAAGATTTATTTGAGTTCTTAGAATTAGATACAGAGCTAACTGATGAACGTATGTATGACTTAAAAGAATTTGGTTTTAGTCTTACAGACCATTGGTATGAAGTATTTAAAGCTGATCCAGAAGAATGTCTATACATTAGAGAAATGATGCGTAATGAAGAAAAATTATCGCAAACACCAAGAGTTAAATTGCAGACAATACATGCAGCCAAAGGTGGTGAAGCAAATAATGTTTTAATTATTTTAGATAATACTAAAAAAATAAGAGAAGCAGTTGAGAAGAGTCAAGACAAATACGATGAAGAACAAAGAGTTTGGTATGTAGGGGTTACCCGTACAAAACAAAACTTATATATAATGGAAGCAAAAAGAGAGGACAGAGGTTATGACATCTAAAGCATATGATAAACAAATTGGTGGATCACATTACCAAAAATATAAAATACAACCTAGTAAGTTTGTAGTTGAGAACGAATTGCTATATCCTGAAGGTTGTGCTATAAAGTATATAGTGAGACATCGCGATAAAGGAAAAAAACAAGACTTGGAAAAAGCAATACATTTTATAGAAATGATAATTGAAAGGGATTATGGAACCAGATAATGATATACCAGCCTACATGGGTTTGTTTACTTGTTTATTAGTTTTTTGTTATTTGGTGGCATCATGAAAAAATTTAATATTACTAAAAAACAAATGGATCTTTTTAATTTCATTAAAGATTATATTGATAAAAATAACATAGCACCTTCTTATGAAGAAATGAAAGATGGGACAGGTTGTTTAACTAAGTGTACAATTTTTACAAAAGTTAATCAGTTGCAAGAAAGAGGGTGGATAACAAAACTACCTGGAAAAAATAGAAGTATAACAATAGTAAAAAGGGATTTAAATGAAGATACCAGTATTTAGTGCACAAACAGAATGGGTTATACCTACAGAATTTCCAGACCTAACACAGGTTGACGAGATTGCAATTGATTTAGAGACAAGAGATCCAGATTTAATTAAAAAAGGATCTGGTGCAATCATAGGTAATGGAGAAGTTATAGGAATAGCTGTAGCAACTACTTATTACAAAGGATACTTTCCAATCAATCACCACGGTGGTGGCAACATGGACCGGAAGAAAGTATTAGAATGGTTCCAAGATATTTTAAATACAGAGTCTACAAAAATATTTCACAATGCAATGTACGATGTATGTTGGATCAGGGCACTGGGACTAAATATAAATGGTAGGATTGTAGATACAATGATAGCGGCAGCTGTAACTGATGAAAATAGGTTTAGATATGATCTTAATAGTTTGTCCTGGAAGTATAATGGTTATGGTAAAAGCGAAGCTGGCCTGAGTGAGGCAGCAGCGGAATGGGGCATTGATCCAAAGTCTGAGATGTATAAATTACCATCATTAAATGTTGGTGCTTATGCCGAACGTGACGCTGAAGCTACGTTTGGTTTGTGGCAAGAAATGAAAAAAGAAATTACAGCACAAGATACACAATCTATCTTTGATTTAGAGACAGATTTATTTCCTTGTCTAGTTGACATGAGATTTAAAGGTGTAAGAGTCGATGTAGAAGGTGCACAAAAGCTGAAGAAAACATTAATAGAAGAAGAGCGTGCAATACTTACAGAAATAGAAAAAGAAACTAATGTAAGGCCACAGATATGGGCCGCAAGAAGTATAGCAGAAGTATTTGAGAATTTAAAGATACCATTTGAAAGAACAGAAAAGACAGATGCACCAAGTTTTACAAAAAACTTTCTACAAGAACACGAGCATCCTGTTGTGAATCTAATTGCAAAAGCAAGAGAGGTTAACAAAGCACACACAACTTTTATAGATTCTATTCTAAAGTATGAACACAAAGGTAGAATACATGCAGAGATAAATCAGTTACGTAATGCGGGCGGTGGTACAGTTACGGGAAGATTCTCATATCAGAATCCTAACTTACAACAAATTCCAGCACGTAACAAAGATCTTGGACCAAAGATAAGAAGTTTATTTATACCAGAAGAAGGTTGCAAGTGGGGATGTTTTGACTACTCACAACAGGAGCCACGTCTAGTTGTACATTACGCAGCATTATATAAACTACCATCAGTGTATGATGTTGTAGACGCTTACAACGATGACCCTAACTCAGACTTTCACCAGACAGTAGCAGACATGGCTGAGATTAAAAGAACACAGGCCAAAACAATTAACTTAGGATTGTTTTATGGTATGGGTAAAAATAAATTACAAGCAGAGCTAGGTGTATCAAAAGAAAAAGCTAATGAATTATTTAATACTTATCATGGCAAGGTACCTTTTGTTAAACA